ATAGCTCTCTAACCGCTTTTCATGGTTGCCATCCTTCCAATAAATAGGAATCTTTGGGAATAGCTTACGAAGTGACTTTACAAAGCTGCGCCCCACCTCAATCTCATCACGCAGGTAACGACCGTCTGGCATCTTTTCAAATCGGCTAACATCTTCCAAATCCATGATGTCACCGTTCAAATAAATCCCATCAACTTCCCGCTTCTTGAACTCCGCAAAGCATGCCTGAACAGCGAACTTGTCATGATAAGGCAAATGGATATCATTGCAAATCCCTAGACGCTTAATGCCTGTAATGGTAATTGGATCGTTTATTTCCGCCCAGCTGCCAGGGAAGTCTATCAAAGTCCCCAGCGGATCTTGAAAGTCAGCATCAAACCCATTGCTTACATTATCATTCAAAGCCAAACGAACCTCATCAAGTTTCTCATCAATTAGGTTTATCTTGTTGTTACGAGCCAAGTTTACATACCTCTTCATGGTAAAAAAGCTCTGCGATTGCTCCGGGTGCAATTCCATATACATCCGAGCCAAACGGTTACAACCTAGTTTGGAAGTGATGCCCTTCTGGTCATTGTCAATGACCCACCTTGCCACTGTTTGTGCTAAACTCATGTATCTGCTTTATTAAAAATCCGAATAAATAAGCGAAACTCTCTTCGCTGTTCTTGTCATGCTTGATGCCTATATAATTAGCATGATCCATTACGACATGCCACACCTCATGGGCTATCGTTTCTATGTCCATCTTAATGAAAATAATCACATAGTTTCCAGGCAAACTGTAATCCAAAAAGTGCGTCTGGGCATCGGTGAAATCATCCAATTCAAAGTCCTCCGCCTTGAATTTTACCGTCTTGTTTTTATTCCTGTTCAGCTTCACGGCTACCTCGTTTGCCTTCGCTTTGTGAAACACATGAAGCACAAAGGGTCTATCTTGCAAAGCTATCTTCTTGTATCTCACAACCGTAAAGCTATCAACATTTGTTTACAAAGTTAAATAACTGGCTCCCTTTTTATTTGTCATTCACCAAACATTCGCCAAAAAGCTGTTATAAATTTGTGTCATCGTTGTAGGAGACGGTAAGAAATATTGGTGGTTCCCACGCCAACTGCCCCCTGCGAAGCTCCTACCTTCAATGGGGGCTTATTATTGAAATAACCCCTTAAAAACATAAAATCATGCAAATCACAGGACAATTAAAAAAAGTATTAAACCCAGAAACTGGTACAACCAAATCAGGCAAGGAATGGAAAAGACAGGCATTCCTTCTTGAATACCAAGACGGCAACTTCACCAAGCAAGTATCCATTCAAGCCAAATCCGAAGCAGTTATAAACCTAATCAGTTCGCTTCGCATCGGTGATACCGTTACTTGCGATATCAATGTTGAAAGCCGAGAATGGAATGATAAGTTTTATACCGATGTCACCGCTTGGAAGGTGCAACACAAAAAAGACATGGATTTCTCATTCTAACCTAAAACACACAAACACCATCACTTAACAAAAACTATTGTAAGCCCAGATTTGATAGAAGTGGCAAGCGATGGAGCCAACCCAAGATGATTGATTTCATCAAATCAAAACCACACTGGGATGCTTATGATTTCAAATATGAACTTCGCATAACCATCACTCATAGCAGATACCTTATACTTTTAGCCTATAAATGATACACATCAGCCTATTTAGTGGAATCGGTGGTTTTGAACTTGCTGCCGAATGGATGGGATGGCGCAATCTTGTATCTTGTGATATTAATGAATTCGGTAACAAAATTCGCAAGCATTATTGGCCTGATGGATATTGCCATACTGATATTAAAACATTGACCTATGAAAAAATCAACTCAGAATTATCAGCTCGATTTGGATCTGGATGGAGAGATGATGACATCATCCTTACAGGAGGATTCCCATGCCAACCATATTCCGCAGCAGGAAAAAGACTGGGGAAGGATGATGAGCGACATCTCTGGCCCGAAATGCTTAGAGTCATTCAAGAGGTTAAGCCAACCTTCATCGTGGGCGAAAATGTTCGTGGCCTTACTAATTGGAATGGGGGAGTGGTCTTCGAGGAAGTGTGCGCTGACTTGGAAAATTGTGGGTACGAAGTACAACCGATACTATTGCCAGCTTGTGCCGTCAATGCGCCCCACCGAAGAGACAGGGTTTGGTTTGTTGCCTACTCCAAGAGCAACTACAATAGAAGAGAATGTAGATGGATGGGAAAAAAGAATGGAGAAAAGAAAACAAGAAGGCAAGAATTTAATTGGACCAAATCTTCACATTTTAGCAATGAAAAGCCTACTCCCGACCCCAACGGCAATGGACAGCACCAATGCGACCGCCAACATGAAATCGACCCAGGTCAAGGAGGGCAGCATGCACTCAATGACATTGACGAGAATGATGGACAAAGGAATGCTTCCGACTCCAAATGCAAGAGATTATTTAGGCAAAACAAAACCAGGGAAGAGAATATCAATTACTGGGAAAGTTCAAAATTACGGCGAGACATTACCAGATACAATCAACAGAATAAATGGTCAAACTTCCCAACTCAACCCCCGATTTGTGGCGGAGATGATGGGCTTCCCACCAAACTGGACGGAATTACCTTTCCAAAGTGGCGAGCCGAATCCATCAAAGCCTACGGAAACGCCATAGTGCCACAAGTAGCCTACCAAATATTTAAAGCCTTAATAATTAAATAAATAAACAAAATCGGTGCAAACCGTATGGGATAACCATGTCCATCCACAAAGAACTCAACAACCTTCGTAACCGCATCAAGCAGTACGAACTCAAGCCTGACCATTCCGATACATACCTCATCTGGATGCGTAACCTTGAACATGCCATACTTGAACACCTTGAGCAATCAGATATGGAACAGCAACAACTATTGCATAAACACACCAGAACAACGGACCAACTCTACGAAATAATCAAAAAACAAGCACTCATAATCGAAGCGGCAGGGATAAAGTTCCCCACCATAAACCAACCCATCCAACTGATCTACGACACATACTTAGCCAGCAAGAAACAATTCGACCATATTCCCACTAAATTAGCACCCCACCAAATCCAAGTTACCATCGGCACGATATGACCCACAAACACACCAACCCGGTCAACTATTGGGATCAGGAACGCTCTTGGCAGGAATCACTCCAAAACATTAAGTTAGAATGGATCAGTGAGAACCATATCGCACCTGAACGGTCATCCAAGCCTTGCTACCAAATCATAGGCAATACTCTGTCCGTTCTTGACAATAACCCATTGAAGCTTCCAATAGGTGACACCTTTACTAAGTTCGAAATGCTAACCCTTGGCAAGTTCAAAGGAAACGCACAGGCTGCATGGACTTGGGTTGGCGTGAAATACATGAATATTGGACTGCCTTACCTCCGCGTGGGTGATAGTTATTATAAGATTACTCATGTCCGTGACCGATACGAGGTGCTTCGCGCCCAGATTAAAGCCTTCAAGAAGGAGGAAATCAAGACCGATCACGGACCAGCCATCATGCCCCTTATACCCAAGTATGATGACTTCTGCATAGTTCCCGACAATATGAACTATTGCGAGGTAGTCGATAACTGTTACAACCTATATCACCCATTTAGCCACAAACCGTGGCCATCGGATCGCAGATTGAAAGACAATGACATCAAGGTTAGCATGGGACTGATGCGCCATATATTCGGCGAACAGATAGACATGGGCATCAAATACCTTAAGCTTCTTTACGAAAACCCTCGCCAAGCCTTACCCATCCTATGTCTGGTATCACGCGAAAGGCAGACAGGAAAAACCACCTTTCTGAACTGGATGAACATCATGTTCGGGCAAAACTATTGCCAGATAAACCCTGAAGACCTCGGCAGCCAATTTAACTCAGCCTATGCCACCAAGAACATAATCGCCCTGGATGAAACCGTAATCGATAAGTCCCACGCAGTCGAGAAGCTCAAATCAATAGCCACTGCTAAGACCATTTCGGTTAACCAGAAGTTTGTAGCTAATTACTCCGTTCCGTTCTTTGGTAAAGTCATTATATGTACCAACAAGGAACACGACTTTATGCGCATTGATGAAGAGGAAATCCGCTTCTGGATACGCAAGGTGCCACAGATATCAGCCAT